GATTTCAGCCAATTATTGGTGGAATATTAGTTACATTAGGTTCAACTATTAGTGCGTTAGCACAATTAACTATTGAAGATTGATGGAAATGTTAATGTACATTGGAGGTGCTTTATTAGGTATAATTTCTTATTTTTTACGTAAGACTATGGAAGAACATAAAGCTGTAGTGAATCAAGTTATTGAATTAAAGAACAAGATTGATTTAACTCATCAAGCTAGTGAGATAAAGATTCAGAATATTGAAAAGGAATTAAACACTAATCTAAGAGAGTTAAATAAAAAGATAGACCACATTACTCAATGTATAGATAAACTCTTTGAAATCACACGAAAATGAAAACTAACGTTAGAAATTACACAAGTTCAGAATTACTAAACAAAGTAAAGTCTTTAAAGTCTTTTAAAGCTATTCCAGATGGTTATTGGTTTTTAGGTGTTAGAAGCAATGAGGATGCACCTAATGTATTTGATGATAAAGGTTATCTGTTTAGAGGTGAACAATTCATTAAAGTATTTCCAATGACTACTAATGCTGGAACACCTATTTTAAAAGGTGGTTTCCTAAGTTATAATAAGGTAGGTTCAGCACACGTTAAAGCTGATGAGTGGTATTATGACTTATGGAGATACGGATTGCACAGAGGTAAAATGCCAGCTTTAGTTCAAGTAGGTAACATACTTATCTTTCGTGATGGTGATATGGATGTTAAGGCTGAAGAATTAGGCAAACCAATCAAAGGTTTATTCGGTATTAACTTTCACTCTACTAAATATGACTTTACTCATCATGTAGTAACACCAGTAATTGGAAGTTGGAGTGCTGGATGTCAAGTGGTTAACGATACAGAAACATATTTAATGTTGATAAATATGGTTAAGAATCAGAATAGAATCACTTACTGTTTGATAGACGAATTTTAGTTTAACAATACATAAAACTCATATTTAAGATACCAGTCATTAATTTGATTGGTATTTTTTTTTATCAAAAACTTGTGGATTAAATATTTTATATTACTTTTGTTATAAATTAATAATTAAAACCATTAAGTATGACAAACATTGTAGTAAGAGAATCAATCGTAGAAAAGATTAAGCAAAGAAAACCATTTGCAGTTATGGTTTACCATGAGTGGTTAAAGTCTGATAAGGACACTTGTTTTAAGAAGTATGAAGTTATAGACATTCAGTTTAATGGATTTGTAACATACAAACTTAGTTCTGATTGTATCAGATTCTTTAGAGAGAACAAGCACTTGTTTATTCAGAAAATAGCTGATGATAACGGAGGTATTTATGAGTTTAATAGATTTAGTGAAACAGAACAGTTTAAATTTTTGAAAGGAGAAAGGGATGATAAAGCAAGTAAAACTTATAAATAAATTATTTGGATGTTTTGTAACACCAGTAATATTTAGGGATGATGAGGTTGAGTTTATATTTAAAAATAGGGATGAACTTATAATCAGATTTGAAGAATTGGAAAAGGAGTTTGATGTATGGAATGGAGAGTTGTATGATAAGGATAAAAACTTCTTGTGTTACATGAAAGAGTTAGAAATATTTGAGGACTTTGAGTATAAAAATAAAGACTTATTTTATGAAATCGGATTTTGAAATATCAGTAGCTATACACGAAGCACAAAAAGTGTATGACAATTTTAACATTGATTTATATTTAAAACTATTAAAAGAAAGAGAGGATGGAACAGAATTTAAAAACGATAGCAGTAGTAGATGGGTACGACCAGAATCTATACGTCTACACACTAGCTTATACAGAAAGCTGGGAATTGGAAAAATTTTTGCAAGAAAATAATCATTCAGCAGATTATAGAATTGTATTTGATGTTAAACAAGTAATTGACAAAAGAAATGAGCAGATATAAATTAGAGCAATTAATGGATGATGCTTTTCAAGAGCAGTTGAAAAAGATTGATGTATATAGAATGTATTTTAGCAGTCCATTGGCTATGAATCATAAGAACATGAAGATGACTAATATTAGACAAATAGCTTCAAGAAAGCTAAATAAGCTAGGTCTAACATTAGATGAGATTGCTTATGTTTTGTGCATGAAAAATCATACGAGCATTATACATTTGCTTAACAATAGAAAAGAATATGATTTGACTGAAGAAGAAGCTAATTTTAATGATATAATATACAAACGTATATATCCAGTTGTATCAGCAGATAAGAAAAAGTATATATGGGTTGAAGAATATAATTTTAGTCAAGATGGAATCGGAAGAAGCGAAAAGGAGTAATATGTTGTTTTATCGTGGATTTTATGAAGCGATAGAACACTTAAACTTTGAAGAAAAAGGAATGGTTTATTCAGCTATTTTTAATTACGGACTGAACTTTGTAGAGCCAGAGTTACCCAATCACCTTAAAACTATATTTATGCTTCTTAGACCACAGCTAGATGCTAACATTAAGAAGTTTAAGAATGGTGTAACAATTAAGATGAAAGATGAGGAAAAGAAACGTATTAAAAAGATTGCTAAAGATGATGCACAGAAGCTAGCAAATATAAACGACCAGAACTTAAAGGGTACTGTTTCTAAGTTGTCACATTATGATGTTGATGATAATAGAAATCTGAAAGAAATTAATCTTCTAAAACGTAAAGAACTATTTATAGCTGATGTTAAGCTACATGAGGATTTATTTGTTCAGAAAGTAATTGATGGATTTATAGACTACTGGAGTGAGCCAAACTTAGCTAGAAGTAAGATGAAGTGGGAGTTACAGAAAACATGGGATACTAAGCGAAGATTGAGGTTATGGAATGATAGGCATTGGGATTATGAAAACAAGAAAAATAAGATTATAAATGGAACGAGGAATGATACTCAACTCACAGCAGTTGATGAATTTAGAAAAAAGTTGTTACAGCAGGTTGGTGGCAAGGTTAAGTAGTGTAAGCGAACAAGATTGTCATAGACATTCATCTGGAATACAGATAAGAGATTACATAGACCAAGTAGAATTAGCAGTAAGCATTTATGAGGTGATTATTAATTCAGCTGATGTACATTTTGGAATTAAAGCTACAAGTCTAAGTGATGCGTTAATTAAGGCAGTTGTTACAGAAATAACAAAGAACTTTAGCAAGCTAACATTAAGTGATGTTGAATATGCTTATGAGAGATTCTCTAAACAAAGAACTGATTGGAGAAACCTAACTAAGTCAGATTTGATAGAGCCAATAAAACAATATTCAGTTATAAAGATGGAAATATCAAATGAGCAAAAAAGAATCTTAGAGGATGAGAGGATTGCAGAAGAAACAAAGGTTAAGCAAGACGAGTTTGAGACCAATGCTTTAAACGTATATAAAGCTTCTCTAGGGCTAGGAGAATGGTTAGGCGATATATTTCAAGCTAAAGCAATCTTTAATAGATTTAGAGGGAAAGTAAGTCCAGAAAAATGTAAGGAACTACAGATTGAAGCTGTTAAGAAATTTAGAGTATATGATGAAAAGAAAAAGCTTGAACATACACTATTCACAGCAGAAAGAATATATGCTCAACTTATAGTGGAGTATGGTATAGAAAATAATATTCAGATATGAAATGCAAAGTATGTAAAAAGAAATCTGAAAACGAATGTTGTAGTGTTGAATGTGCTTTAAAGTATATTGAGATAAAGAAGCAGTTAGAGTGGAACGAAAGAAAGAAAAAGCTTTCTGAATCACTTGAATCTAGGGCTGATTTACTTGATAAATTACAAAAGGACTTCAACACTTTTGTTCGTTATAGGGATTTAGGTAAAGAATGTATTAGTTGTAACACTATTCTAAAAGACATTAGAGATTTTCATGCTGGACACTTCTATGACACTAAGTGTGAAATGCTAAGATTTGACGAGTACAATGTACATGGACAATGTATTCAATGCAATAAACACTTCCATGGTAACTTAATTAAATACAGAATTAAGATAGTTGATAGGATTGGAGAATACAATTTAGCTTATCTGGACAATCAAAGTGAAAACAAGTTAAAATTTAGCATACTGGAAATCAAGACTATGCACGAAGAAGTTAAAAAAAGATTAAAAATAATTAAAAAATAATTGTTCTATTAGATTTTTATTATAACTTTGTATCAAGAAACAAACGGAGTTCTTTGAAATATTGGCAAGAAGTTGAATAAATTAATAAACAAATTAATATAAAAATCAATGGAAACATTTAATAAGATTAAACTTTATGAGTTTAATGCACTAACATTTGACAATGTTAATATCATAGCAAAAGAAGTTGCTTCAATGATTAATCAGTCATCATCATTAGAATTTTCATTAAGAACTGATGTTTTGAATCATGTTTATAGTGAGTATAAGAGATTGTGTAACAATCAATGTGATGAGATAGTATTAAAGAGTGTACAGACACTTTTTACATTCCATTTAATGACTGATTTAATGGAACAGAGAAGTAGAATAGAACAGATTAAAAAACAATTAAATAATATATAAAATGGCAAAGAACATTATTGACTTAGACGAAAAATCTACTGGTACTCTTAATAAGGTTAAGGGTATTGGTTTAGTAGGTAGCAGAATTGTTAGAACGAAAGAAGATTCAGTTAATCTAGCAATCGAAATACTTGGTGCTATTATAGACCAGCAAGTATTGACAGAATTTGAATTAGGAAACTTAATTAAGAAAAAATGACAGAAGAACTATTAGGAATTATAGGTGTTAACGAGTGCTTGACACTAATTCAATTTGAACTTAAAGCACCGAAGAATCAATACAATTCTTTTGGTAAATACAAATACAGAAATTGTGAGGATATTCAAGAAGCTGTTAAACCATTGCTTCAGAAATATGGTGCTACATTAGTAATTCAAGATGAGGTTAAAGAATGTTTAGCTATACCTTATATTGAATCTACAGCAACATTTATGTATGGTGGTGATGCTATCGAAGTTAAAGCACAAGCTGGTATAGATATTAACAGAAAGGGTATGGATGTGGCACAATGTTTTGGTGCTTCAAGCTCATACGCACGAAAGTATTGTCTTACTGGTTTATTTTTACTGGATGATACAAAAGATGCTGATGCTACAAATACTCATGGTAAAGATGAGAAACCATCTGTAGCTAAACCAGAAGATACTATTCCGTTATCTAAACCAATCAAATTGGTACAAGTAACAGATGAGCAAGTTAATATAGCAATTGAATCTGGAAAGATGATGATGTTGCTAGAGAATGTAGGGGTTAAATATTCCATTACAGCAGAACAAAGAACTAAATTAGAAAACGCATTAAATAACATTTAAGATTATGATTAAGGTAGTAACATTAGACTTATTGATTGAGAATGAATTGGTAGGTACGTATCATTTTGCAAATAAAGAATTAGCAGAACTTTTTGCTAAAGGTTTATGGGAGAATATAACTGAAGAAAAACAATCATTAGCTGAATTTAAAGCAATTGAATATGCAGTTTGTGAGGATGTAGACGATATGGCTTTTGTCTTAGGTAAAGCAATTGGCTTTGAGGATGAGAGAATCAAAGAGTTAATAGCAGAAGCAAAGAAACCAGACTAAACTTAGAAATCATGGAAACAATACCAAAACTAGCTTTTCCACATACTTACGAGTGCAATAAGGGTACAGTTACTAATTTTGGACTAACAAAACGTGAGTATTTTGCTGGGTTAGCATTACAAGCTATTATAAGTAGCAATCGTTATGGAGAGTTTGAAATGCCTTATTGGGCTATTAAATATGCTGATGCTTTATTGTTAGAATTAGAAAATAAAAAATAAACTTAGAAATCATGGAAACTAAATCTTTATACAAAATCAATGCTGAATACATGGAGTTATTTGGCAGAATAGAAATGGCAGAGGGTGTGTTGACACCAGAGTTAGAAGAAGAACTAATCATCAAGAAATCAGAGTTAGAAGTTAAGTCTATTGCTTACGTTGAAGTTATCAAGCAAAGAGAAAGCTTTAATGATAGAATAGATGATGAAATTAAGCGATTACAAGCTATGAAAAAGTCAAATGATGCATTGGTATCAAGACTTAAAACAAACTTGTTACAAGCAGTTTCAATTTTTGGTAATTATGAAGCTGGTTTTGTTAAAATAGGTACTAGAAAATCTAAGCAAGTAATTGTTGATTATGATGTAAATGATTTACCAAAGCAGTATAAGACTGTTAAGGTTACTGAAACAGCAGATAAAGTAGCAATCAAGAAAGCACTAGAAAGTGGTGAAACAGTATATGGTTGCAGATTAGTAGAGAATGTTAACTTAACAATTAAATAGTCATGGAAACAGTATTTAAAAAGGGAGATAAGGTTTATTGTGTTCTTTATGGTTGGGGTAGAGTTTTGGGAGTTGATGATGTAGGCACTTATCCAGTAACAGTTCTTTTTGATTGTGATGAAGAAATTGATTATACTGTAGATGGTAAATTGTATGATGATTCTTTTCCAATACTATCATTCACAGAATATACTTTACAAGGATTTAGCCAAGAAAGACAGATTGAATTACCAGAAGTTGGTGAGGATGTATTAGTGTTTGATGAAGAAGAACATTCATGGGTGCTAAAACAGTTTAAGCAATATGAAAAGTATTCTGAATATCCTTTTATTGTTACTGATAAATTAAGTTTTTTAGTTTATCAATACGCAAAGATGAAACGAATTAAAATCTTAGACTAATGAGTTGTACTTGTAAAGGCTTAGAACTAGCACCTCCACATTTGAGAATAGGTTGCTATGGTATTACTTATGCTAAACAGATAGAGTTAGAAGTTATAAATTATATTAGAAATTATGAATTTATTTTTATTGATAAGTTGGTTCGCAACATGGTATAGTTTAGATGGTAACTATACTTCATCTGGAGAAGTGTTTGATAGTAACAAGATGACTTGTGCTAGTAATCACTATAAAGTAGGAACACTACTAGAAGTAACTAATGTAGCTAATGGTAAATCAGTTGTTGTTAAAGTAAACGATACTGGTGCATTTAGAGGTCGCAAGCTAGACTTATCTAAAGGTGCATTTAGCAAAATAGCTAATTTAAAACAAGGAGTAATTAAAATCAAAGTTGAAAAATTTAACGAACTATGAACGATTTATATTATGAGTCCACTTATGAGATTCAGCAATTAGAGGGAGAAGAATTAGAAATCTATTTAAAATCATTATGAAAACAAAAATCACAAGTTTAAATCAGCTACCAGAGAAACAAAGAGAACAAGCTAAATTATATTATGAACACATAGCTAGAGCAGTTATGTTATGTCAATCAGCTATTCACAGCATAGATGAGGTAAACACTAATATGTTTCATAGGCACGAATTAAGGAGGTGTGCCAATGCTTTTATTACTGGTGTAGAATTATATGCTAACACCTTTGTAGAAACTGGAAACGTAACTATGGTTCAAACTTATTCTAACATAGTGAAAAGCATAGATGAGTTTAAGCAAAATATTAAAGTAACCATAATAGAAGCACCGAATGACAGCGAAAGATAAAGCAAAAGAGTTGTATGAAAAAATGTATTGGCATTTTAGAACAAAAGCAGATTCAGATATATGTGAACAATGTGCATTAATTGCAGTTGATGAGATATTAAATGCAATAAAACCATTTGGAAATTTATTGGGAAAAGATTATTGGCAAGAAGTTAAATCTGAAATAGAAAAATTATGACAGCGAAAGAGAAAGCAAAAGAATTGATTGAAAAAATGTTTAACGTTGACTTAGATTGTAAAAGTGAAGCAATGTGTATGTTATACCCTCATGCTGTTAGATGTGCGTTAATTGCAGTTGATGAGATATTAAACACAAACACATTACAAGATAGAAGTTGTGGATTTGTAACATTATGTGAGAAACACACAGAGTATTGGCAAGAAGTTAAATCTGAAATAGAAAAATTATGAAACCAATTGATGAAGCAAGAAGTCTGTACTGGACTTATATGAGTGAGTTAGATAATCACGATTTAGCTATTGCTTGTAGTAAGATAGCATTAGATAAAATATTTCAAGTATGCGATACAATTATGCTTGACACAGCTTACTGGCAACAAGTTTATGAACACATAAATAGTTTTGAAAATGAATAAGAACAATAAGAATAGAAATAGGTGGGTAGTACAGCCCACCTTTGATGTTGGTTATGAAAGATGGACTTTCCGTAGTAACAGAAAAGGAGTATTAAACTTAGGTAGAATGGTTAGAAAAGCAGTAAATACTAAAGAAGATGACAACAATTAAAGAGCAAATAGAAGAACTTAAAGCATTATTAACTGGTGATTTATTTCAAGATGGAGATATAATGCAAAAGATTTATGAGTTAAAGAAACAATTAAATCCAGAGATTGAAAACAATCCAGATGCAGATGATGATGATTTGGAAGAATGTTTGTATTGTGGTAGTTAAATAGAAAACAAATGGAACAATACTATATTAAACAAGGAAGAAAATACGTGCCATCTGGAGTTGATTACCCTAATCTACATGATGGTATATGGTTAGTAACTAAGAATACTAAAAGAGGTTGTAATCTGGTGTATTACATTGGAGATTTACAGAAACCAGTTAACCTACAGAATCATGCGTTTCTACAGAGTTTTACTGATGATTTGGGTATGTACATACAGAAGCTAAAAGATAATCAATCAGATGAGTTTAAAGATGCTAAAGACACTTTAGGTAGTTGGGTTCAAGAACAGATAAATGTTAGTGGGATTAGTGCTAATGATTTAGCAGTATTAGTAATGAGATTTTTAAGTGAGAAGCTATGAAACAGACAGCAGTAGAGTGGTTAGAAATGGAGATTGTAAAACTTGAAGCTAAGTATGCAATTGTTGGTGAGATATATGAACTTTGTGAACAAGCCAAAGAAATGGAGAAAAAAGAAATTTTAAAAAGACAGTTATTCATTGGTAAAGTATCAGAGATAATTGGTTTTGAAAAGACATTAGAGTTGTGGCAAGAAACATTAAATGAGATAATATGAAAAGAGTATTAGTAGCTTGTGAGGAAAGTCAAGCAGTAACAAAAGCTTTTAGAAAGTTAGGTATAGAAGCATACAGTTGTGATATTTTACCTTGTACTGGTGGTCATCCAGAATGGCATTTTCAAGAAGATATTTTTGAAGTTATTAAACGTGAGAAAAAATTTGATTTGATGATAGCATTTCCACCATGTACAGACTTATCTGTTAGTGGTGCTAGGCATTTTGAACGTAAGATAGCAGATGGTTCACAACAAAGAAGCATAGACTTTTTTATGAAAATTATTAATGTTGATATTGATAAGATTGCAGTTGAAAATCCTATAGGTATTATGAGTAAGAAATATAGGAAACCTAATCAAATTGTTCAACCTTGGTGGTTTGGAGATAAAGCACAGAAAAGCACTTGTTTATGGTTAAAGAATTTACCTAATCTAATCCCTACAGATATTGTAGAAAAAGGTGAGTTTTTTGAGTTTACAAGTAAAAAAGGAGAAAAGAAACGTATGCCAATGTGGTATTACAAAGCATTTCAAGAAGCTAAAACACCAGAGGAAAGGAGAGGAATTAGAAGTAAGACTTTTCAAGGTGTAGCAGATGCAATGGCAAAACAATGGAGTGAAGTAATTTAATAAAAATAAAATGAAAGTAGAGTTGTTAAAAGTATTTGGTGATGATGAAATGGTAGTTGATGTAGCTAGAGCTTCTTATGACAAATTAGCTGAAATGTACACAGAAAATGAGAATGATAAGTTAATAAGCTATTTAGCTAGGAATAATCATTGGTCGCCATTCAGTCATCCTAAAGTACAATACAGATTACAGATTCCAATCTATGTAGAAAGACAAATTGTTAAGACACAAGCTGGTGTTGAGTACAATTCTATCTCTGGTAGATATGTTGATTTTTCAGATACTTATACTCTGGTTAAAGAGTGGAGAACACAAAGTAAAAGTAGTAAGCAAGGTAGTGCAGAGCCATTAGATATTTATGGTCAAGAAGCTTGTAATGTGATTGAATATTCGGTAAAAGAGTTTTGTCAAGATGCTTATAAAAAGTTGATTAATCTTGGTGTTAGTAAAGAACAAGCTAGAACTATTTTACCATTGAATCTGAATACTACAATGATATGGACTAGTAGTTTGTATTCTTTAATCAGATTGTGTAAGCAAAGATTGAAACCAGATGCACAGCAAGAAACTAGAGAAGTTGTGCAATTGATGTTAGACCAGTTAAAAGAAAAGCAAGTGTTTAATCAAAGTTTAAAAGTTTATGAGTTATGAGTAAGTCTGGTGATGTTGTAGGTAACTTTATGCTTAGTTATAGTGTTACCAGCTTAAACAATCTTGTTGATGTCTTAAATTCTAATCCTAGTATATGCTGGAGAGGTAAAATGTACCCATCATCTTTTATTTCTCATTGGTCATTACATAGATTAATGATTGAGGTAAAATATGGAAACTTTTGGTATGCAGTTAAAATCCAAAATAATGAAAGTAAATCTACTTCTGTTAAAAGAAAGAAGTGTGATTGGTGCGACAAATACAAAGTAGAGTATAAGTTGACTAATCTAGGTAAAGGAACTACGGACAAGGAATATAGAATTTGTGATGAGTGTAATTATGAACATGATGTTTATTAAAAATAGTGATTATGAGAAAAATATTTAGAGGTGATGAGATTATTGTAAAAGAAAAGAATTTTCAGTATTTTACCTTTGGTAAAATTTATAGGGTTAACCATACAGATTCAAAATATTTTACATTAACCAATAACATTAAAGAATCAGTTAGCTTTATGCACACAGAATTTGATATGTATTTTGAGGTTCTAAAGTTAGAAAGCAAAGATGAAGCACCTAAACACTATGACAATTCTAATGGTAGTTTGTATCTATTTGCAGACAAGCAAGGGTTAAACACTTGGGAATTTGATATAGTCAAACGTATTGTTAGGTGTAGAAAAAAAGGTAATTTTAAAGAAGATTTAGAAAAAACTAAATTCCTTATAGATTTATACTTAAAAGAATGGACAGAGAATTAAGACACATTGATTGGTTTAGAGATAACATAGGTAAAACGATATACGGAACTTCTGGATGCAGTTGTTCCGTTTGTCATATGCAATACCTTAAAGGTGTTAGAATATCTGATTTAAACCATGCAAATTCATTGTATAGTATTCAAGATACTACTAACAGAAGATATTTCACCTCTAAAGAAGATAGAGTTGATTATGAACGAAGTTTAAAAGGGTAAAAATTTTTTATAGCCAAACGTATATATGAAGATAAAAGTAAGCACCAGAGTAGTGCTAATATTCAAAAATCGTGTAGTAAAGATTCCAATCAGTCTTAGAGGTTACTTACAATGCTTACAAGAAGCTTATATATGGGATAAATACAAGCATTTAAACCTTATAGGCGAACTTTATTGGTTCAAGTATGGTATTGTATGTATGAAGCGATATAAACCAGTTAGAGAGGTTTTTCATCTGGATGTATTCAAGGTAAAGAATAACATTGAAGAATTAAACATAGTAATGTGTGATTTGTATAATAGAGCCAATTGGGGTGAGGATGAATCTGGTAAAAAGATATTAATTGATTATGGAATTAATGAAGAAATTTCTAAAATGTACAATCTTTAAATAGTTTTATTATATTTGTACGGATTTCTTGTCAAATGGTTTTGGAAAAAGGGGTTAGATTAAGTTCTAGCTCCTTTTTTTTTTATGTTTTAAATTTTTTATAGCCAGCACTATATAAACGGAATTTTTGATAAAATAAATTTTTTGTAGCCAGCAGTATATAACCAATTTTTTAACAGAATAAATTTTTTATAGCCAATCGTATAAAAGAAAAAAAAATATTTTTTCAAATTTTCAGCAAAATAAATTTATTATAGCCAACTGTATATATACAAATTTGTATAAACAGCGATTTGTGAAAACGACCTATGCATAAGAATCTTAGGTAATAGTCTACTGGTCAAGTAGGTGATGACACTGGTAAATTATATAAATGTACTTTTTCGGTCTTATGTTAAAAATGTTAATTTGTTAGGATATTTAAAAATATTTATTATTTGCGTGCGTGTTTCATTACTTAAAAAAGCACCTCCCAAGAATCAAAGCAATGTCAATAACTTTGTTAATAACTTTTTTAAAAAAGACTTGACTTTTTGATGGTTGAATTTTCTCACTACCTCCCTATAGTTTATACATTTTACCCTTTAAAAGTGTCTTAAAACGTCTTAAAATGGAAATTGATATTTTTTTTATTATTTTTTAATTATTATTTGCTAATTAATAAATAATACCTATTTTTACAGAAGAAAGGAACAGAAAAAAACACCCTTTCAAAGCTAACTAACTGAAAATTAACAACTTAAAACAAAAAACCATGAAAGCAACTGAAAGAATCGCCTTAAAAATTTGTCAGTACAACGGACAAAGAGGCACAGAAAAACAAGTGCAAAAAGTTATTAAATCATTTAAAGGTAGTTTTGATTTAATGGTTCAATTTTGCGACTATGGAAAAAGAATAGAATTAACTATGGAAGATTTATACCCCGAATTAATTGGTTTAGTAGATTAATAAAAAAAATAAGACTATGAAAGCAATACTTTTAACATTGGGAATGTTCGCACTTTTAACAAGTTGTAAAAAACAACAAAATTTTATTTATAAATATGAATATACAACCGAACAAAGCAACAAAGCGAACAGAATAACGACAAGTTTAAGCAATTACGACCACCAACTAAGCACTTCAGAAATTGAAGCCGAAAGACTTTTAATAAGAACATCAAAAGAAACTTTATTAAATACAAAAGTTTTAAATGATACATTAATAATTACTAACTACTAAAAACAAAAAGCCATGAAATTAACAGAACAACAGAAAGAACGGCAAAAAACTAAATTATCTTTAATAAAATATAATTTAGATGAGCTAGATAGTTTAGATGCATTTAATTTACTTGCTGAATTTCAAACCTTAATTTTTTTAGTTGCAATGGAGGAAAAAGACAGAAAAGAAATAAGTAACTATTCTGAAAGTGAAGAACTACAAAAAAACAAAGATTTAATTAACTCAATTAAATTACGTTTAATCAAATCAATTACTAATATTTAAAAATTAATAACATGAGAACAGAAAAGCAAATTATTGAAAGGTATAATTTCTTAATTCAAGAAGAAATCAAAAAGAATCGTTTATATGGTGAAATTAGTAGATATAAACGTATAATAGAAATAGTGCAGGGAATTAGTCCAATCGAGAAACAAAGAACGTTAAAAAGCAAATAATTTATAAACCAATAAAAACCAAAAAGCCATGAAAAAAGTATTTACAAGTTCAATAGAAGTTTGTCATGTATTTGCACAACGAACACAAGACGAAGCCACGACAAGCACCCGAAATTTATTTTTTGATGATAAGAACAAAATTTATTCGTATGGTCGCCATTATTTGTTGGCTGAATTTATAAACGATGAAACTATATTAATAAATAATACGGGATACAGTAACACAACATCAAAGCACATTTCACAAATTACACAAGCTACCCGACAATACAAACAACATTTTTTTAAAGATATTTGTTTGCAGAACGTTTACAACAGAATTAAAGAAGCAAGTCAGAAGCTAATTAATGCGAGAAAAAAAGAAGTTTACGCACTTGAAATAATTAACGCTTTCGAGAGCTTTACAAGTTTTTTAAATGAGTTCAAACAGTATGTTAATTACTCATCTAGTTACTATAGTTATGGTAGTTATAATTTAACAAGTGAAAACGAATTAAAAAATAGTGATAAATTCAAAGAAATTCAAAGTATATATTTGCAGATTTTCGAGAACAAAGAAAGTTTTATTGAAGCAGGAAAAGAACGCATAAAAAGAGAGAAAGAGAAAGCTAAAGAGAAACTAAAAAAAGATTTAGAAAAGTTTTTTAATTACGAAATAGACTATATTAATACGAGAGATTTAAAAGAAGATTTTTTGCGTATTTCAGAAGATAAACGGAACATTGAAACAACGCAACAAATTAAAATTGATATAAACGAAGCCCAAACCCTTTACAGACTAATCAAAGAGGGTAAAGATATTAAAGGATATAGGATAGGATATTACACCGTAATAAGTTTAAATGGAGTATTGAAAGTAGGATGTCATAATATTAACAGAAACAATTTAACCGAAATAGGGGAGCAAATTATAAATTTATAAAAACTAAAAACCATGTTTACAGAAAGCCAAAAACAAGAAATTAAAGAAATTTTTCAAAATGGAAATTTTACATTTTTAGAAAATTCAATTGATTTAAATTATATTCTAAATTCAGAATGCAACAATTTAGAAGAAGTAAACGAACTTTTAAACGATTATATAAACGAGCATGAGATAATTTACTATTCTGTTGCTATGGAGTTTTTAAGGGATAACGATACAAGTTTAAAAGAATCTCTAGAAATAGCAGAGGAATTTGGATACAGCCCGAAAAACCTATCCTCTGAAATGTTAGCCACTTTACTTTTTCAAAAGTACGCACACGAAGAAGGGCAAAAACTAATTGAAGAAATAGAATATATATTAACTAATTAAAATTTAAACCATGGAAACAAGAAATAAAACAACATACAAAATAAATATTTATACGGATGTTTATCTAGACCATTACACAGAGGGACAAACAAAACATGTAAACTATTATAAAAGTTCCTTTACATTAGACCATTATACACCACTTAAAGCAATAGAAGAAAGTTTTTTAAAATTAGGATTTAGCTTTAATAATAAATTTGCAGATATACACACAGATGACAATGGACAACAAGCTTTATATTATTCTCATCTTTGCGATGTAGAAAATATTGAAATTGAAGAAACAGAATTATTAATAAAAGAATTTAGAGAGGGAAAAATTAATCTATATTCAAACAACCATACAGTAGAAGTATATAAATTAACAGAATCAAATATTTATTAATATGAGAAGAACAGAGAAAAACACATCTAAAATAATACTAATTATAATAGATGTAATAGCCTTAATTTTAGTTTTTATATTTTGGTTATTAGTAGTGAAGTATACATTTAGACCTAAATAAATAACATGGAAACACAAGCAATTAAAACCATTAAAGTTTTTACCTCAAAATATTCAATATTTGAATACCTTATAAAAACAGGTTACAGTAATAATATATATAAAATAGAACATGAAATAAACAAAAACGCATTAATTAAATACGGAAGTATATTAGTTATTTACGATAAATTTAACCTATTAAAAGACTAACAACATGGAAAGTAAAACTATAAAAACATTAAATGTTAATTATACAATTCAAGAGAGTACAAATATTAAAAATAGATATTACATTCAAATGATTAGTAATTTAACGGATACCTACAGAGGAGAGGCAATTTTAAACAATATAACAGATATTAATTTGATAGATTTAGAATTAATTAAAACATTAAATTTTGAATATTAAAACAAGTAAACAACATGATTAAATACATAGACACATCATAAGAAAAAGCAAAGCAGAAGCAAAGCATAAGCAAAAAACAAATTATTAATTAAAAAATTATATTAAAATGTATTCGATTAGTTTAAATTTCAGTGAGTTAAAAAAGTTAGAAAAATTTATTTCTAAAAATGGTAACGAGTTTATAAGTGTAACAATGTTTATGAATGATACAGCAGATAAATATGGGAATACAATTCAACTCAAAGCGAAGCTAGATAACGAGTTTATATTTGTTGGTAATGGTAAGAAATATGTAAAAAAAGAAAGCAATGAGACTGTTAAGAATGATTTACCATTTTAGTAAAACTATAATATTACTTCCTTTAATAGTTGGTTTATTTATATTAGATAGGTTACTATTAACCATATTAATTCATTTAAAAAGTGAAAATTTAAATAGTTGGTTAAGTGATGGACAACAGATAAAGGGTAGCATTATTCGTGTAGCACTAATTTACACCATATTATTACTGATTTATTTCTTTAATTAACACTAAAAAAGACAGAATTAAGGGGTAAAAGTTAAATTTTACCTCTTTTTTTATGTCTAATCGCCTGGTTTTTAGTAAAATAGTCGATTTTCTCGGTCTGTGGCGAGAATGATTATTTATATATGCCCCTCTAGAATTTTCGTCAAAAAATACTTTTTTATAACAAACTTATAACTTTTTGGTTGTTTATTTGTCCTTTGTTTCCTTAATATCCTTAGTTTCCTTAATGCTTAACGTTTTGTTGGGCTTAACAAGATGATAAGATGGAATTATTTGAATCTGGAATTGAATTTTGCCTAAAAAATTTCTGTATGAAAATGATTTTTATTATAAATTTATAATAGATTAAATAAGTAAGTATTGAGAGATAATGATTGAATCTCGTAATTTTGCAAAAATATTTTTGTGCTTATATTTTGCTCAATGTTTGCTTCGTATTTGCTTATCATTTGCTTACCATTTGCTTCGCTTTCGCTTCGCATTAGCTTATTTTTTGCTTTTTTATTTATTATAATATGGTTGTTTACAGACGATTATGTTTTTAGATTAGATTTAGTTTTATATGAATTACACTTAAAAAACAAAAAAAAGTGCTTATATTATTATATATATTATTATTATTATAAGTATTATTATTATTATAGATATAATAATATTATTAATAATATCTAATATTATTTTAATATAAGAGAGTTGTAAAAAGAAAAAAATATTTGATTAGTTTTTTTTCAACAATTTGATTAGTTATGATATTATAGTTTATTAATTATATTTGTGATTAATAAAAAATATGAACTATGGATTTTAAGATTGAGGGAAATGATTTGAATGAGTTGTTTCATTTGGTATGGGTGTGGTCGCATAATAAAGGGTTGTTGGATAAGAACAATGTCCCTAAACAATTTATGAAGTGTCAAGAAGAACTGGGTGAGGGTTGTTCTGCGTACCTAAAAGGTAAAGAAAGTGAATTAGAGGACTTCTTGGGTGATTATTTTATTACTGGTATAGTCTTATGCCACCAATTGGGTAAAACTCCATCAGATATGCTTAAAATAGCATTAAATGAGATATGGAACAGAAAAGGTAAGATGGTTAATGGTAGTTTTATTAAAGAAAGTGATTTATCTAGGAAATAAGTCGATTTAAGAGTGTTTTAATAGTTTAATGATATGGAAGATGGTATGTCT